AACGTCTGCAAGCACGTATGAATGAAATCTATGACGAAGAGTTCAAGATTTACTTGAAGGTTTGTGGTCTGCGTATCGACGACGAAGTGTTCAATATTCGTCTTCCAGATCCTGCTAACTTCGCTCTGTATCGCCAAGCGGCTCTAGATGCTGATCTTATCAGCTCGTTCCAGAACATCCAAGAAGTTAAGTTCCTGTCACGCCGTTTTATCCTCAAGCGTTACCTTGGTTTGTCTGATGATGAGATTCAGATGAATGAAGTGATGATCAAGGAAGAACGTGGCTTGGCTGATAACACTCTGGTTCCGATCATGCAGCAGATGTATGACCCGGCAGTTTATGAAAACCGTGAGGCTGTTACCGTTGACGGAGAGGATGCTTCTGTTGGTGGGGGAGGATCTGATGAATTTAGCTCTGAACCGACCGCAGGTTTGCTTGACGCGGACTATGAAGATAAGCCGTTCGCAAGCACACCTGGAGAAGACGATATGGAGGCGCCGGTTGATGCCGGTGCTGAAGAAACACCACCAGCACCGTGAAGTACCACTTCCTTTATGAAACCACAAACTCAGTAAATGGAAAGGTTTACCGTGGAAAACATTCTACGGTAAACCTCACAGATGGTTATCTTGGTAGTGGGGTGGCTTTCTCCTCAGCTGTTAAGAAATATGGCCGTGAAGTGTTTACACGACAAATAGTCGAGTGGTTTCCTGATGAGATATCACTTAACTTGGCAGAGCATGAGTGGATTACTCCTGAGTTTGTTAAGTTAAAGACGAACTACAACCTAGTTCCTGGAGGGCAAGGTGGTGCAGCCCCATTTAGCCTTATGACAAGTGAGGCTAGATCCAAACGTGCACAGGCGGCTGCAAAGACTAAGGCGGCAAATATGACCGCTGAATGGCAAAAATCGCATGGTGAGAAGAGTCTTGCTTGGCAACAGGATGAAATGGTAAAGAAAGCCGCATACGAAAAGCATAGCATGAAGATGAAGGGTCGAACAAAAGAGACTCATGAAAGCATTGTGCACCAGCTTGAAGTGAGGAAGAAAAATCACATCGTGAAGATGGCTAAATTGCAGGATCAAGTGCAAGAACTGCTAAATAAGAAGAAATCTCTGCGTGAAGTGGTGTCTGAAATGGCTGAAGTAGCATCAGCATCCACTGTCTATCGCCTTGCAAGGAAAATCTATGACAAAACTTCTGATTGAAACGCTAGCACCTTCCGTCGCAAACCTGACGGAGACGAAACGGGTTGGTGGTGACCTATATCTATCTGGTATCATGATGCAGGCCGCGCTCCGTAATGGAAATGGAAGAACATACCCAGTAAATGAAATTGCTCGAGCCGTCAAAGAATGTCAGGCAAAAATCACTAAGGGTAATTTTATTCTTGGTGAACTGAACCACCCTGACTCACTGAGCATTAACCTCGCGAACGTGTCGCACGCCATTACCGAAATCTATATGGATGGTAACAACGCTGTCGGTAAGATGAAGTTGCTGAACACCCCAGCCGGTAATATCGCAAAGGCCATCATTGAAGGTGGTGTACGCCTCGGTGTTTCCTCGCGTGGTACTGGTAACGTTAATGAAGGTGGCGAAGTTGGTGACTTTGCATTCGTGACGATGGACATTGTTTCGACTCCTTCTGCTCCTGACGCTTATCCAAATGTTGTTGCTGAAGCTCTTGGTTCGAAGAAGGTTATGACTCTGGCTGAAGCCGTCGTTCATGACCCTAAGGCCCAACAGTACTTCAAGAAGGAAATGAAAGCCTTCTTGGAAGCTCTTCGTAAGGGTAAGTAAATCATGAAGTTCCTTCAAGAATTAACAGCGCTCAGCGCAGCGGTGTATGAATCGATCAAGGATTTGGCTCTATCACCCGATCAAGAGCGCGCTCTTGGCCGTTTGATTGGCGATCACTTGAGTGATGGAACGCAACAAGAATTCAATGTTGAAGTACATCACGTTCAAGACGAAGGCGATTGCTACAAGGCGTTTTACACCTTTGAAGATCCAAAGACTGGCAAAGATCGCCACGGATCAATCTATTTCAAGGCCCGTATTCTTGACCACTCAGTTGAAGACTTTGAAGAGAAGAGCTTCAATGAGGGCCTGACCAGTGAGTCGCGGTCATTCAGAGAGGAACCAATTCCTCCATTCGCAGTTTGCTACTCTTATGACGGTGTTGTTCACAAGGATGACGTGTTTATGGGCTCGCGCGCAGAATGCCTGAAGTACATGCGCACCCACAAGGCCAAAAAGCCATTCACATTCGATTTGATGGATACGGACAGCGGCCGTCTGGTGTCATACAGTCTTAAGGAAAGCAAGGTCAACGATGATGCGTACTACATCGTCGAGCCCGATGGCAATGCAAATCGCAAGTCACGGAACTACGTTGACTTATACACCGAAAAGTCTTTCTCTTCGATTGAAGCTGCAAACAGGTACATCGAACGTGAAATTAGCGAACTCGACAATACTGATGAGGGCGATGAAGCTGCTGATCTTCTGAGGGATTGCACGGTTATGTCGGGTGCATCGTTGAAGCGCCAGTACCCGAAGCTCTTTGAGGCGGGCCGCACTTTCACGATCAAGAATGATGCCATCAAACCACGCGGCGCCCCAGAAGTTAAGGCTCGCGCATTTGACCCAGTCGATTCAAAGACGGGCGAACGCCCAAGCCGCGCTACCCTTGACAGCACAGGTAAAGTTAAAGGCTCTGGCAAGTACGTAGGGCTTGAGTTCGCTGACGAAATTGATTTCATTACCGTTCACGTTATCCGTGATGACATGGAAATCAACTATTCGCAAAGGCGTGACCCCAATGACCGATATGAAGGTATCCACGTTCTATTCTTCCCAGATGGCAAGATTAACGCGGACACGTATGATTTGACATCTAAGCGCCAGTGGGTCAATGACAAAGAGAAGATCATTAAGGCAGCTAAGGATGCGCTGCGGGATGAAAATTTGTCTGGTCAGTATGACGGGCTTATGGGGCGCAGCGTCAAGCGTGGCAAGTCTAAGTTGTCGTTTGACGTCGATAACCACAAACTTGACCCTGATCCGAAGATGAACCGTCATCAAACTGATGAGTCCTTAAACGAATCATTTGCGCGGGCTGAAAGCATGCTGCGCGACAAAATGATCTCACGTGTTGAGGGCTTCTTTGGTGATCTTCAATCCCTACGTTACGACCAGCTGAATACTGAAGACCTGGCAAAGATCTTCTTTACGCTAGTTGAAAAGAACCTCGTTAAGTCAGTGATCATTGCTGGCTTCGGCGAAGTTGCTAAAGCTGAGGATCTTGAACGATTCTTAGGCGCTTAATACGCCGCAACCGGGAGTAGTAAATACTCCCGGATTCATACCTAACAACACCATCCGAAAGGAATCGCTATGAGCGACCCACGCGAACAACTGAAGGCTATGCTTCAGGATCTGATCAATGATCGGCCTGAACAGGCTGAGGCCACCATTCACAACTACATTGTGGCCAAGACTCAACAACTTGCAGGCATGGCGCCAACGAGCACTGTTGACGACGCTTCTAATGAATAAATCACCAATAGAGTGAAATCCGTCATCAAAAACAGTTGATTTTTTGGTGGCATTCCAGAACCGCGCGCTAAATATGTTCACATGATCAAAAGTGTCGTGTGACATATAGATCGCAGAATGCTTAAAACGTGTCGGCCTAGCGCTGACGAAAACATAGGAGAAAGCTAATGGACGAAATCCTGCAGAAGCTGCTTCAGTCCGAGCTGCTCAGCGAAGAAACCAAAGCTGAAATCTCCGAGCAATGGACCACCTCCATTGGTCTCTTCAAGACGCAAGTCCGTGAAGAAACAGCCAATGAAGTTCGTGCCCAGCTCGCAGAACAGTGGATCGCTGAACGTGACGAGCTCGTCGCTAAGGTTGACGGCTTCGTTGCTGAAGCTCTGGTCAAAGAAGTTACAGAACTGAAGGCTGACATTGAGCGCTTCCGTGATCTTGAAGCAGAATACGCTGAAAAGATCGTTGAAGAAAAGCACAAGCTTGCCGAAGAAGTTGCTGGTGAATTGGACCAACTGGTCGACAAGATCGACGCATTCTTTGAAGTTCGTCTGGCCGCTGAGCTGGAAGAGCTGAAGGAAGACATCGACCTCGTCAAGCAAAATGAATTTGGCCGTAAGATTTATGAAGCCTTTGCTTCATCATTCGCTACTGCCCACGTTGACGAAGATTCCGTGCAGTCGCGTCTTCAGGTCGCTGAAGCTAAGCTTTCAGATCTGAAGCAGGCCCTCGCTACTTCCGAAGAACAACGCATCGCCATTGTGCGCGAAGCTAAGCTCGAAAAGATGCTTGCCAACCTGACTGGCAAGAAGCGCGAACAGATGGAGATGGTACTCAAGAACGTCGAAACTGCTCGTCTGGAAGAATCATACAAGTTCTTTATCGGTCGTATCCTGAAGGAAGGCGCTGCTCCAGCAGCTGCTCTCACTGAAGGCACGGTCGGTGGTAAGAAAACCACGGTCGTGACAGGTGACGCGCCGCTGGAATCTGCCGCAGTTGAACCACAGCTCAATGAGAGCTTGGCCAAGCTGCAGCGCCTCGCAGGTATCACAAAGTAATCCTGTCCCCCCCTATCTAGGAGAATTAAATGCAACTCATGGAAAACTGGACCGAAACTAAGGAAGCGCTGCTTGAAGGCCTTCAAGGTTCGAAAAAGCAAATCGTTTCTACTCTGTTGGAAAACCAGCGTAAGCACCTGGCCGAAACCGCAGGCACTTCTTCAGTGAATGCTGACGCTGTTTCGAACTTCCAAAAGATCGTTATCCCAATGATCCGTCGTATCCTTCCAGGTACGATCGCTTCAGACCTCGTTGGTGTTCAGCCAATGTCCGGTCCTGTCGGCCTCGTGTACTCGCTGCGCTTTGCTTTTGCACAAGCTGCTGACGGTAACGGCGACGTCTCTAACGACATCGCTGCTGGTGATGAAGTCTTCGCCAACAACTCGAAGATGAAGCGCTTCTATTCGTCAGCTAACGTTGGCACCGCTGGTTATCCACCTGCTCTGACTGCTGACACGTCAAACGGTCTGGCTGGTAACACTGGTGACCTCGAAGGTTATGGCGGTAAGGCTCTGCGTCTGCAAGTCCTGAAGCAAACCATCACTGCTGGTTCACGTAAGCTGCAAGCTCGTTGGACAACTGAAGCTGCTCAAGATCTGACCTCGCAACACGGTCTGGATCTCGAAAACGAACTGACTGCTGCTCTGTCGGCTCAGATCGCTCACGAAATCGACAACGAAGTTCTGACCGACCTGCTCGCTCTGGCTTCAACCGTTGGTACGTACGACTTCGCTGCTCCTATTGCTGGTATGGCTCCTGCCTTTATCGGTGACCGTTACGCTGAGCTCGGTATCCTCGTGAACAAGCTCGCAAACGAAATCGGTGCTAAGACCCGCCGCGGCCCAGGTAACTGGCTGGTTGGTTCACACCTGATCGTCTCGATGCTGCAGTCCGCTGCTAAGTCGGTCTTCGCTCCTGCAGTTCAAGGTTCGTTCGCTGATCCTACTGGCAACAAGCTTGTCGGTACTCTGAACGGCCAAATGAAGGTCTACTCGTACAACTGGGGTCTGAATGACGCCTGGTCCCTGAACGGTGGTGCAAACTCCGCTATGGGCGCTACTGGTGAAGACATCCTGATCGGTTACAAGGGCGGTTCTTCTGAGCTCGACACCGGTTACTTCTACTGCCCATACGTGCCGCTGATGAGCACTGGTGTGGTTATGGACGCAAACACGTTCATGCCAGCCGTCTCGCTGATGACACGATACGGTAAGGCCACGTTCACGAACGCTGGTACTTCCCTCGGGAACTCGGCAGATTATTACGCACGTGTCCGCGTGTCGAACGTCGCGTTCTCCTGATCGAAGCGGCTTCGGCCGCTTCCCAAGAGATTCAAAGGGAGCTTCGGCTCCCTTTCTTGTTTTCGATAACTGGGCGTAGGTATTAGACCTTAAACCTGGGTAGCACGTGCAGCCTGAGTACACTTGCCTATAATGTAATAAGTTGAATTCTTAAGAAGTGCAATGCCTAGAGGAAGAGTAAAAGGGACGAAACTTAGCGAAGCGCACAAATTGTCGCTAAGTAAAGCTCTACATGGAAATATCCCATGGAATAAGGGCAATAAGACTGAGGTCGCCCCCAAACCTAAACTCTCCGCTGAGGAGCGCGCTCTTGCCAATAAAGCAAAGGCGGTGAAGTCTGGGCAGACGAGGAAGAAGAACACAGCCGCGAAATACATCAAAAGCGCTGAAGAATCTGGTGTATGGTCGAATGCGGTGTTCAGCACAGAGAATGACGTTGATTATCTCGCGCTTACTCACGTGTGCGGAGAGACCATTAAAGTTCAGGTCCAAACTGTTCGTAAGTGGAGTTTTGGAGAAGATCTCTGTAAGAGATGTAATCCTGTATTTCGCGGAACAAGCAAAGCTGAACTTGAGCTTACTGAGTTTATAAGGACTCTTGCTCCAGATACGCTTTCACATCAGAGGATCAACGGTCTTGAACTTGATGCAGTTGTGCCTTCAAGGAAGTTGGCATTTGAGTACGACGGGTTGTATTGGCACTCTGAGCGCGCTGGTTACCCAAATATGAAGCACTTACTGAAGACTCAAACATGTCTCGCTAATGATCTTCAGCTTATTCACGTCTTTGAGGACGAGTACATGAGTAAACGTGGGATAGTACAAAGCCGTATTAGCGCTTTGCTTGGCGTAAGTAAGAAACTTTATGCACGGAAATTGACATTGGATCTTAGTGTTCCAGCCGCTGAAGCAAGAACATTCATTAATAGGACGCACTTGCAGGGATATGTAAACAGCACTATCAGAATTGGTCTGAGATTAGACGGTGCTCTTGTTTCCCTGATGACGTTTGGAAAACCACGCTACAATAAAAAGTATGACTGGGAGTTGCTTCGGTTCTCATCTGAGCTAAACTACACCGTGGTTGGTGGTGCCAGCAGATTACTCAAAGCATTTAGAAAAAATTGTCAAGGCTCATTGATTTCATATGCTGATAGACGTTGGAGCATTGGGAACGTGTACAAGGCACTTGGGTTTGAGCTGATCGGAGAAAGTGCGCCAGCGTATCATTACTTCAAGGGTGATCTACGGCAGAACCGGCAGACGTTCCAAAAAGCAAAGCTTAAAGTACTAATGCCTGAAATCTATGATGATAGGAAAACTGAGGCTGAGATGATGTTCGAAGCTGGCTGGAACAGAATTTGGGATTGCGGGAATTTGGTTTTTGCGATCAAGCCTTAATCACAAATTCACCTATAACCTGAAACGAGGTTACAAGACTTTCCACCTAGATCATAGAATCCTAATCATTGAGGGTTTCCTCCAAGGAATCCAACCCGAGCAGATTGCAGCTAAAGAGAACCTGCAGATTCTGCCAGCATTTGACAACCTCTCTAAGGGACGAAAGAATGACCGCTCGGCACACTGCAGACCTCCGATCTGAAAAGAACCTGTCTCAAACAACTGCCGCTAAGTACGCACGAGCCGAGTATCTGGCCAATCAGACAAAGCAGATGTGTGTTCGTTGCAAGATCGTTGAGATTGGCGGCAGTCGAAAGTCTTACTGTTATGACTGTTCTGCGTATCAGGTGAACGCCACAGCATCTTCAGGTTTGCGCCGCGTTATGCGCGAGATTGGCGTTGAAGTTGGCGCGACGACATTGACTCCCGAACAGCAGGCAGCAGTGTTGGCAATCTTCAACAAGGAAAAGAAATGAGAACCAATGTTTGTTTCTCCGCAAGCTTCCCTGTAGACTTTGATTCTTTCGTTGTTCCAGCTGCTCTCATCGAAAAGATTGAACGAGCGCCAACTGGAATTGGGGTGAAGATTTACTTCTCAAGTATCAATGGGCATGATCGGTATATTGAGGTGGTTGAAGACCTCACTATGCGACAAGTCATTTCTCGCTGGCAGGAAGCAGTCAACAGAACCTTGAAATGAAAGATCGTTCAAACATCCTTACATACTTTGAAAGAACTACAGTCCAACGGTGGTTCAATCATGAAGTAATTGCAGCCATCAGGAAGTATGGTCCTGAACATAAAGACTTGGTTGCGTACTTCAAAGCAAACTTTCGTGATTCGTGGTACATCGACGACATCATCCTTGTTTTGAAGGACCAACATGAAGATTGAGCCAACAGTAACTAACGTTGATTGGCATAACTGGTTTGCTTGGTATCCGGTTTACACATTTGAGTACGGCTTTGTGTGGTTTCGTACCGTGCGTCGAAAGCCGATTCCTGCTGGCTTCAAAGACCGGTACGCCACAAAGTCGCTGGCGCACCGATTTATGGCAAAACTTACTGGGTGCTGGTACCGCATTCCCGATTAAGAAAGAAGTAATTATGAGCAGCGGACTACAGGCGTGTTATGACGCAGATCAGGATTGGCATGACCTTAAAACAGAAGCGGACATCTGTAAAGTTGCGTGGTTGAGCCATTCACGTGAAGCCGCGCATGCAATTAACGGTTTTCGCAAATACCAAATGACTGGTATGTTGCTGATTGCTTTTGTGGAAGCCTCTATGGAGGTTGACAGACTTGTAGCTAAAGCCAGGGAAATCAATAACCTGCGCGACCAGCTCAAACGCGCTGAAGAGAGCGTTAGCAGTTTTGTAAAGACCGCGTGATTCACAGGTGCCCAAAATGTCAATTGAGCGTGCAATTCGGTCTTGGTTGTTTACTCCTGATGACGTACGTCATATGACAGCTGAGGATCGCGCGCAAGCAGAGATTACTCGTCGCAAAATGGAGCTGGATGAAATCAGGCGGCGTCGGCAAGAGCAAAAGAGCAGGAACGTCGTGCTGAAGCACTAAGGGCGGAGAGTGCTCAAACATCTACCAATGATTTGCTGAACTTTCAGACATTTCATTATGCCGCGAGTGTCCGTCATACACACCAGCCGGCAAAATGTGAGCATACTAAGACGTCTGAGTCGGTGTGTACTCGCGACACCGAGGCTCCTCCTGCCTACCGTTCGCAGTCATCAGACCATGAACCAAGTTATTCTTCAAGCTCATCATATGATCACGGGTCATCAAGCGACTCAGGTTCGTCTTTTGATGTTGGTTCATTTTTCGACTAACCTGATTGCGATGCGTGTTAAGAGATGACACGCTCTACAATTATTCATGACCCAAGAACTTCTTA